GCTGGTGAATAGAGATGGAAAGTCAGCTCATAAAGCCATAATAGAGGATTGTGAGAAAGCAATTTCCAGGATAAGTTTTGTTGATATTGCTACTTTAAAAGCCAGTAGTAAGGACTATGAGAAGGTATTCCTTGATCTTCAATCTAAGTTCAAAATTGCTAAAGGAAAGAAAAGGGTTAATGAAATTAGAAAGAACAATGTTGATTTAAAAGGAAAGAGACCCAGAGTCATAACTTCCTTATCAAGGCTCATAACAAAATACATGAAAGATGAAGGGGACAGAGAACCATCTTATCTGAAACTTCTGTTGTACTCTATGAAATCTCTTGTTAAGAGAGGTTGGATTTACAGTGACCTTTTCCCAAAAGATCAACATGGTGGTGACAGGGAGATCCATGTAATTGAAATAAGAGCAAGAATAATTCACTTTTCAGTTGAAACAATCTCAAGAACCATAGCTTCCCACATAGATTCAGATAGTCTAACTCATCCTAAATTAAAAGACTCATATATGACTACCCATGAGAGAAAAGCAGGAGCTCTACTAGGACCACATACAACAATATGCAAATCTGCTGATGCAACTAGATGGTGTCAAAGACATCATGTCAGTAAATTCTTCTTTGTGGTATCAAGAATATGCAAAGGTAATGATATGGTGTTTTTACAATACCAGTTCTTTGCTCTATGGACAAAGAAGAGAATTGCTATACCAGAGGAGTTAATATCAATTCTAGAAAATGCTCAGACAGTTGTTTCTGACAACAAAATGTTCTGTCAGATTAGAGATTCATTTTGGGCAGGTAGTGATCCTTTTGTAGGTTCTAGCACAAATCTCATTGAGATAGAGGATGGAATGTTCCAAGGATTGCCTCACTTCACCAGTACAGTTATACATGGTATTTGTCAGGAGCCAATGGACATAATTATACATTTAGAACTTGAGTCTCAAGGGATACCTAATGTGACTAGTGTGATACAAGGTAGTGATGACTCAGCAATGTGTATAAGTATAAAAGATCCCAATAAGAAAAACTTGTTGTGGGTTCATAGCTGTCTAAAATGGAAAGAGAACATATCAGAATATGTGTCAATATGGAATAGTTCTGAGAAGTCAAGTATTGGAACAATTAATCTCATTGAGTATAATTCAGAATGGTGGTGTGATGGCAAAGTCATAAAACCAACATTTAGATGGGTTTCAGCAGCTCTGTCCACTACTTTGTCAGAAACATTTTATGAAAGAATTCAGACATTTTATGATTTGATAACACAATGTTTAGAAGCAGGAGCATTTACATTTACTTGTTCTTTGTTACAACTTTGTCAATCTGAGCTACACTATAAAATGCTTGGCCTGGATAATCATATCTTAGGTACAGAGATGTCTTATAAAATACTAGAGGCATGTCATCCTGCTGTTGGGTTTTTCCCCCTAGAGTTGGACCACAATTGTGGCATAACTGGATTTGATTTTTCTCTATACTTTCACATGAGAGAAGGGCACATGAAATTTAAAAGTCAAGATTGGGACTTGACCAACACTGGGTGTACATTAGAATATGATGAGCAAATAGATAGATCAATGAGAAGAAGTTTAAAAACTATTGAGTTGAGATTCGGTTCAAAAAAACTACATGAGCAGATTGTGAAAGACTCTGGGTTAGACAACTTGAGAGCAAGTATTGAGTTCCTGGAAATGAATCCTTCCATACTGTACTCAAATTCCCATGACTGGGAAACTCAAAAGTCAAGAATGACTTCGAAATTGTTTGACCCTGGTGTTTACTCATCCCTGAGTTCCTATCAACCAACTATAAGAGCTTTTGTTGCATCATCATATCTTATAAACAGATCATGTCTAACTATGAGTGACAAGCTGACAGGCTCTAAATCATGGAATCGAAGGAAATACACATTATGGCAAGCAGCTGGAATAATGATGGCCAATAATCTAAGATCTCCTAATGGCACAGATCGGTCAACAATAGACAAAATGTTTCCTCTTGCATCTGAATATGAGTCTGGTTACAAAGTGGTAAAGAATTGGCAAGGTGGATTGAGAACAATCTACTCTAATATTAAAGCTAGAGGTAAGGTAGTCTTTATGGTATGGGAAATCTTATCTCCTGTGGATTTTGAATTGATTGACATTGTCAGAAGACAATGGTTTGGCCACAACACAGTGAAAGCCTCTCAGTCAGTTTTTAATCAAGTTTGGTCTAGAGCAAAATCATATTATCAATTCTTGAAAGACACTCATGAAGAAACATGTATGTATAATGAAGTGTCAGCAATTACTTTGAAGAACCAAATAGAAAGAATGGGAAAGAAGAAAAGAGAGATAAGACTGTCAGACACCACTGCAAAAAGGAAGGAGTTGTCCAATGTCATGTCAAGAGTTTTGTGGCCTAATACTAAGGTTCTGTCCAATTTGATATCAGATCCCTTACATTTGAACTCAACAATGAATAGTCTCTATCTTAGTGCCTCATGTCCTGTAGAGGACTCTTTGGTCAATAAGATGATACATCAATTAATGTGTACACAGTTGACAACTGTGAAATTGAGTAGAGACCTTCCAAAGAGAATACAAAGATTATGTATGATCAAAAATTACTTAATGACCAGAGATAAGAAAGAATTTCTCTTAAATGTAACACACCACAGACTAGGAGTGTTAGGTTATTTCATACAAAGACAAGAGAAGGAACATCAGTATTATGTTACCAAATCTGGATCAATTCAACAAAGAGAGATTCCTGTCAGAAGAGGTAAGTGGGATGGAATAGTCAATGGCATAGGGACTACTATGTCTCTTATTGGAGATGTGTGTGTAGAAATTAAAATGACTAAACTTGATGATCCAATTAACTTAGGACACATGTTGTTGTCTTTACTTAAAGAATTCAGAGTCAGATCTGCTGAAGAAGAGGTTAGTAATGAACCTAACATATTTTTAAATCATTTGGGTCAATTTGAAGTTCTTAGGGGTAGGGTATCTAATAAAGTGAAGATAATTATAGATAAAGAGTATGAAAGCCCAGTAACTAATAGCCTGTTAATTGGATCATGGTTCTTGTCTGTAGAAAATATGGTTATAAGATTAAAGTCAACAGTGAAGAATCATGATGGAAAATCTGTTGATGTCACATTGCTGAATTGTCCTCTGAGAGCAACTGATTGGCTTCCAGGAAAAGTTTCTCAATTGATACCGAAAGGATTGCCAGTTAGTATGCAACAATGGCTGTCTAACAGGCAAATGCAAGTGTATAGATTTCTTGAAGATATTAG